TTAATATGTTTTGTTTGTCTATCCAATTGCTTAAATCATCTAGCCAGTCTAAATTTTGTAGTCTTTGTATGTCATCTTCACTGTATGATTTTAAAAGTAAAACGTATTGATATTGTCTATACCAACCTTTTTCTGTTATGTATCTTTGTGGCAATTTTTCTACTCCACTTCTTTGCAAAGCTAACGTATTTGTTTCATCTGGTAATTTGTCTGTATGTATCATTTCTGCTATTTCTTTTATTGGTTCATATTGTAATAACCAATCATTTATTGCTTTATCCATTATTATCTAGCCTCCTTGCATAATTTGCTGTTTGTCTTAATATGCTTTCTTTTTTGTCTGCTTTCATTCTTTCAAAAGGTCTTGCTCCACGTTTTCCATTGCTGTGGTATATTAAATTCCTCATCGTAAGCACTTTTCTTTCTCCTCTTTTAGCCCAAGGACTTCTGCTTTTTATTCCTATCATTACTTTTCCACCTGCTTGAAAACGAGCATATGGCACATTTATTTCTACATATGTACCTCCTTTTATGGGCCTTGTTTGCCTTTGTTGTGTTCCGCTATCAAGTGATACATATGCTTTTAAATTATCTGCAACAATTTTCCCTAAAAACTGCTGTACTTTTCCTTTTTCTTCTAATCCTAATTTTTTATATATTGTTAGTAATGGCTTATGGTCTACTTTAAAATTCATTTATATACACCCCAATTTTACATGGTTTAAATCTTGCAAGTCTTTATCTTCATAAATTAGAACATTTATTTTGTTGATTTTATAAACATTATCTTTTCCATATTGCTTACTTAATTCTGTTATTGGCGTTGTTCCTTTTATTTCGTCTAAAATTTCTCCATTTACCACTACATCGCCTTTTTGAATGCTCCATGTTTCCCCTAAGAAGGCATCTAATGGTATTTCTAAAGTAGGTTCGTTCGTTTTTCTGTATATGTCTGTATTAAATCCTTTTATATCAAAAATACGTACAATTACATCATCTGTACTACTAAAACCATAATTATCTTTGTTTAGAATTGAAGTATTACGAAAGCTGGCTTCTTTTACTGTTCTTTTATATCCGTTTTCTGTTTTACAATATATTGTTATTTTCTTTAATGGAAAATCGTTCATTATAAATACCTTGTTAGCTCAATTGGTAGTCCCTTTAAAATTTCTTTCTTTTCTCTTTTTGTTTCGCTATTTGAATTTGTTTTGAATGTTTTACTTACACCATCAATTGAAATTGAACTAACTTTCCTTTCGCTATTTTCTTGTTTTATGTGTAATAAATCAGTTAAAGCACAAGTAGTATATTTTAGCCTTTCTTGTGCTTCTTCTGGTAATTTGTCTATAACTTCTTGACTTAATCTGGTATTGACATTGTTATCAATTTCTCTGCTTGCTTTTAAAATCAATGAGTTAAAAGAGTTTTCTGGTAATGTACCAAAATATTTTTCTTTGTAATATTCATAGTTTGCATATACCATGTTATCAACTCCTATTTAGCCTTTTTGTTGGCTTCTTGTAATTTTTTTATTTCTGCTTTTAGCTCTTTGTTTTCTTCTTCTAGTTTTTTTATTTTTTCTTCTTTTGTGCTAGGGTTAGCTATAACTTTTAAATCTTTATCTAAAATTTTATAACCTTTTTCTAGGTAAGTTTCTTTTTGCATTTCTAATATTTTAATTTCTTTATTCCCTTTTACAGCTATCATAATTTACCTCCTAAGCTTCTACATTGAATTTTATTGCATTTTTTCTTTGATTTAAAATAAATACATCTTCAAAAGATTCTTCATAATATAAGTATTTTCCTTTTGTGTGTGCTGATGGTGTTTCCATACTAGCAAAAGAATAGCTTACAGGTGTAAATACAGCTATTGGGTGGATTAACAACATATTAATTTGTTTTGCTGTTTCTCCTACTTTCCAACCTTTGCTAAAGTCATATACTGTTTTCATTAAATCAGATGGAACTGAGATGATTTCAACCTCATCTATTCTTGATATGTTTCTATTTAATGCTGTTGCTCCACCACCTACATTAATAGTTTTTACAACGTCTTTTGCATTTTTTATCAATGTTTTTACAGCTGGTGTTACATATAAAATACGTCCAGTTTGTGGAACTCTTGCATCGTCCATAGCTTGCATGTATTCATCAAATTTAGATAATATGTTTTCTACTGTTAATGCTGTTGTGTCATCTGCAACTTCTGCATTGACTGCTTCACTATGTATTTTTGAAATACAATAAGCGTCCATTTCTGGGAATTTTTGTGTTTCATTAAATACTTTTGTAGCATTTTGAATTGATAAAACCATATTTGTTTGGTTTACGTCTTGTGGGTGTAATAATGTATCCCATTCTCTGTGGTTTGCTAAAGTTTTTACTTCCCAGTCATTATCTACATTTCTTGAAAATCCTGTTATTTCATCTCTGTTTCCATCTATTCTTCCAGATGTTGCAATTGTTGGTATTTTTATTGTTTTTGCGTCGATTACCTTATATGTTGAATTGTTTGGTGTGTTGAATAATTTTCCAAAGTTTAATACATATGGAAAATTTTGAGCTAATGCTCTTGAGTATTGTTCTGCATAATTTACTACTGCCATTTTTTCATTCCTTCTTTCTATTATTTATTTTCTATAGGGTGTATTGGTGTAAAACCAAAATTAAAGTCTGGTGCTGAAGAACCACCCTTGTGTTCTCCACCTAAATTGATTTCTGTGTCTCCACTTCCATCGTTTTCTTCCTCAAATAAAAAAGAATACTTTTCTTTAACGTCTTTAATTTGCTCATCAATGCCAGTTACTGTGTATTCTCCTTTATCATCTTTTTCGTATTTAATTTTTTCTTTGTCTAGTTTGCTATAAACTAGGTCAAAGTCTTTTGCTCCTTTTATTGAGCTCTTTAATGCATTTGTTTTTTTGAACTCATCCACTTCTTTAGAACCTTCGGCAAAACCTTCTTCTTTTGCTTGCTTTTTGATTTCTTCTATATCGACAGAACCTGCTTCTTTAATTTTTGCATTTAATTCTTCGATTAAAGTATTTTTCACTTTTAAATCATTCTTAACACCTTCTGTTTTAGCTTTTTCATTGTTTAAGTCATTTCCATTTTCGTCTAAAATAGATTTAATAAGTGCCTTTCTGGTTTCTTCCTCCATTTCTAAATCTTTAAATAAATTCTCTAAAAACTCTTTTTTCATAAATATTCCTCCTACTACGATTTTTTTACGTGGTTTTTCGTCCACTTGAATTTGTAATATTTGCTATTGTTAACAGTGTATGCCCACCCATTAATTTCTTCTAAGGTAACCATTAATAAAACCCATAAAAAAAGAAGCTCGTCAGCTTCTTTATATATTTTGAAAATTTAATGACTTATTTAAAACTATCAATAAAATCTTTTATTCTTTTATCTGCTGCTTCTTGTGTTATTTCTCCTCTTTTAACTAATATTTGCATAAGTTTCTTCTTGCTTTTTATTCTTTCTTCTTTTGATTGTTCTTCATATCCAATTTGAACTGCATTTATTGGCTCATGCCACCTATAAGAACTAAATAATTTCTCTTTCATTCTATCTCCTCCAATAAAATATGATATATGTTATTCATGAAGTCAATTTCTTTAACTTTGAATTTTGAATTTCTTTTATATAAAACTTCCTTCTCTTCTGTATTATATTTTAACATACTTCTTCCCTTTTGTGAATATATGTATAGTTCTACTTGGCTTTCATAATTATACCTACTTCCAATTGTTGTTGATGTATAAGCAAAATACTCTACTTCCCTTCCAGCAGTATGTTTTTCAAGAAATTCTTGTAAATCTTCTTGGTTAAAACTTAATGAACGTGTTACTAATCCTTCATATCTTGGCAATTTATCTAATGCACTATCTAACCTTAAACACATTCTTATTTCATTTCTGGTTAACTCTTGCCTTTTTCTTAGTTTTTCATTTATTGGATAAAAATCAGAACTTATATATTGATTTATAGCATATTTTTCATCTTTGTTTAATTTATTGTTTGCAACTTTTAATCTATTACACTTTTTCTGTAATCCTGTTTCCTTACAGAAATCATTATATTTCTTTTGATATTGTGCTAGTTGACCCTTAGCTTTTTTTGTATCTTGATTTGCTTTTTCTAATGTTTGCACTGCTCTTTTTTGCTTTCTAATTGTATTTTCATATGCTCTTTGCTTTTGTGTTGCTTCATATAATGGAATTTCTTTGCCTTTATATGTTGCTGTTGCATCTTTCATTTCTTTTAATTCTTTATCTGTATATACAGGCTCTGAAATACCTAATATAATACCAAAATAAGTATGTCTACAATTGTATTCTCCCCATAAGCTTTCTACATCTGACCATATACCTACTCCATATTTTTGTGCATCTTTTGAGTTTATAGCATATTGTTTTCCTTGTGCTTCTGCATGTGTTGGTCTTGCTCCTGCATGTGCTGAAACTTCATAACCATCACAACCCAAGTCTTTTTCTATGTCTCTTTCTATTTTGCTTGCTGTTTCTCTAAGCCCTGTTAAAACATTTCTCCTAACTGCTACCTCCAATTGTACATTTCTTCCTAGTTTATCTTTTAATGTTATCCCTTTGTTTGCTAATTCTTGGCATGCTTCACTTATAGCTACATCATAACTAAATGCTCCACTTGCTACTTTCATATATGCCAAGTCAACGGCTTCTATATATGCTTGCTTACTTTGAAATGCTATTGTATTTGTAAAATTCTTTAACACTCTATTTGTTTGTTTTAGCCCTGCATTAAGTACCGCATATTGGCTTGTACTTAACTTAAACGGTATATCTCTATACTGATATAATTCTTTGTAGTCCTGTATGTCTTCTTTTGCCACATTTTCAAACAACTTCTTTAGTTCTCTTTTTGTCTCTGCTGTTAACATAGATGTTTTTTCTAATGCTTCATTAAATATTTCTGTTCCATTTGCCTGTTTTATTATTTTTAGTTGTTCTTTTGTTGTTACTGTTATGTCTTGCATTTGTGATACTCTTTTTATTATATCTGCTGTTATTTCTATATTTAATTTATTATATAACTCTACTACTTCGTTAAATTCTATTAAATTCAGATATTCTGGAGATAACATTCATTATTCCTCCTTTATATCCTCTATTTCTTCATCTTTTACCATTGCTTTTGCTGTTTCTTCATCTTCCCCAAAGAATTTAACTCTGTATTCCCATACTTGTCTTATTCCTTGTGCTATATCTCGCCTAAACTCTTCTTTTGCCGTTTCCGTATCCACCATAAAACCATCTTTGTCTGTAACTTTAACTATACAATCTTCTGTTACTGCCTCTTTAAATAATATTCTTCCTAATAGTAATATGGCTTTACATATTCCACTTACAAATTCATCTACGTTTTTACGATGTTTATTTGCATTTACTATTAAGTCTTGTCTATCCCCAACATATTGTGTAGCAGTCACTACAGAACTTCCATTAAATTCATAATATTTAGTTCCTAACCCTGCTTTAAAGCTTAGCATGTCTAATGCACGTTGCATTCCTTCTTTGTTTTCTTCTACTCTTAACTCTGGATTATATTCTGTAATGGCTGGGTTATCTTTTAAGTTTTCCATTTCATCCCCATATGTCTTCCATTGCTGTCTTGTAATGTCATCTGGATATTTTTCTATTTGTTTTTCTATTATATTTCCATCTGCATCTTTTACTTGTATAGTTTGTGTTTCTACTATTTTCTTGTTATAAAATACTTTCTTTCCACCTAGATAAAAATCCATAACAAAATTGTTATATGTAATATCACATGCTTTTAATTGGTCTATTGCTGTTCCATATATACTAAATCCTAAACCGTTTACGTTGTTATAACTTGTATCTAATGGGTTTGCTATTGCAGGTTTTAATATACTAAATAAAGGCACGCTAGAATTAATTGTATAATTCTTAGCTATGCCTTCTTTTTCTATTTCTTTTCCATTTTCATCTAAATATGTATTTGATATTGTATATGTTTCTGTTTTTATTTTCTCTTTGTATTCTAGTTTATGTATTTCAATATAATATTCTTTCTTATTCTCTATATTATTTTCACTTACAATAGCAACATCTATTATTTGCCCATGCTCTACCCTTAGTGGAATAATTTGATTAGCCCCAACATAAATAACATCTAGCTTAGTTCTATCATCAGCAAACAAGCTTCCTTGTGCATCTATTTTAGCATGTTTTACTCTTAGAATTGCTCCTGCTGTTCCCATTGCCATAGCTTTCTCTATTGCAGTTGGTAAGTCTTTATATACTTTTAAAAATTTTAATTGTTTTTGTAAATATTCGTTATTCATTTTTGTTTGTTTTTGGGTTTTTGCTTCTGTTATTATTTCGTCTCTTTCTGTAAAAAGAATACTAGCCCAGTCTTCTGAAAGTCTTTTTGCCATTCCTAATGTGTATAACTTTCTTTCATTCCCTGTTTGATCTCGGTATTTATGAAAAGCTACTTCATTTTTCCACCAACTTTCCCATAAATCTGTCCATTTATAATAATCTGTTGAAACTGTTTTGTATCCTTGCTCTTTTAAATATTTTAAAACTACATTGTTCATTTTATGCTACCTTTCCTATATAATAAGATATTTGCTCAAACCAAAACTCAAACGAATAATTAAAGCTGTCTAAACTGTCTATATCTGACGTTTCTCCATCATCTATCCATCTATCATCTTTTGCTTTATCATCATATAATGCTGTTTGTAGAGCCTCTATAATTGTTTTAGTTTGCCCTTCTATGAAGTTTAATCTGTCTAAATTTAATAATCTATTCCATAGCTCAATTCTATTTTTTAT